CAAAGGGCTTTAATGAATTCCCTTGTTCAGGAATGCTATGAGTTTGTCGATCCCATGAATGCTCAAATTATCGGCAGATCACCGCAGGGGACGACATTCGGTGAAAATTTGTATGATCCTACGGCGCAACAAAGTCTGGAAACTTTTGTCTCTGGCATGAATGCATATATCAGCCCGCCCGGTGAGGCTTGGATTGATGTAAGTTCTGATGATCCACGTTTGGACAATGATTCCGAAGTTTCTGGTTTTTATGATTTCGTTACCAATCAATTTCAGGTTTATTTAGCTAGAAGCAATTTCGATCTTGAGATTCAGCAGGTTTATTCATCTCTGGGAATATCGGGAAGGCCCGCAGTTTTCTGTTTTCCTAAAGGTTCCAACGGGATATTTTTCAAGAATTATCCTTATGCGGATACTTTTATTCAGGAAGGTCATGACGGGATAGTTGATAGTTTGTTTCGAAGGTTTAGATGGACGCCGAGACAAGCGCAGCAAAGATGGGGTCCGGATAAGCTAAGCAAGCGATTGAATGAATTGGCTAAACATCCGGAAAGGGCGCATGAAGAAGTTGGATTCATTCATGCTGTCTACCCTCGAAATGATAGAGATATTACGCGCATCGATCGACTAAATAAGCCTATAGCAAGCGTCTATTATGAGTCAGACACGAAACATTTAATTGACGAAGGCGGTTTCGACGAAACGCCGTTTGCCGCTCCCCGTTTTTATAAAGCTGATCATGAAGTAGAAGGGCGTAGCCCAACCATGAAAGCTTTGGCGTCTACAAGAATGCTTAATGCTATGATGCTGACGATTATCAAGCGCGCTAATAGAGATAGTGACCCACCGCTTTTGCTCCCTGATGAGGATTTAATGACTCAAGATACCGGTGCGGGGTCAAGGATTTATTATGCTCCAACCCGTTTAGGCGCTAAACCTGAATATCTTGTTGCGCAGAATCGTTATGACCTGACGGAGTGGGCCTACAAGGTTCATAGGGAAGCTATACAGCATTATTTCTTTAATGACTTTTTCGCCCTTATGCAAACCTTGAATCAGCAAACAACTAGAACTGCTTTTGAAATCAATCAGCGTTTAAATGAAAAAGTTGACCTTTTAAGTCGTGTGAGAAGTCGAACAAAAGTTGAATTGCTGGATATTTTAATGTCTAGGGCTATAAATGTTCTTTATCGTCAAGGGGTTTTTGGGGAGGTCCCTAACTCCGTCAGGGAAAGTCCGGGATTTAAATTCGAGTACAGGGGCAGGCTTGCTATTCTGGCTAAAAGTCTTAAAGCAAGAAATGTAATGAACTATATTCAAACTATAATTCCATTATCTGAAGCATTTCCGGGAATCAAGGATTATGTAGACGAAGATAAATTTAATTTACAATTGGCCGATTTGTGGAATATAGGGGATATCCGGCGTTCTGATCGTGAAGTTTTAGAAATCAGGGTTCAAAGGAATGCCGTCCAATCGGCTCAAGTGGAAGCGGCTATCGCTAAAGACGCTACTGAATCATTAAAAAACCTGTCCGGTCCTGTTGATCCCTCCAGTCCCGTTGACAGTTTGGTAAATGAATTGGTTGCATAAAGGAAAGGATTGAATATGGAAAAAAAAATAAAAGAAAACGAAGGTTTAGATTCCATTTTATTTAAAGCGACGGTGAAACATCTTGACAAAGGACACTTGGTTTCGTGTCTTTTAGGAGATAAAACCCTTTGCAAAGATGTCTCTGACGATATGCCCCAGGCAGATTTTTTAAAGAGATTGATCGGGAAGGCATTAAAGCGGCTTTGAGCGATAACGGTACAATTCTTAAGTCAGCGAAAGGCGTTGTCGCTAAAATAATAAATCGGCTATATGGATTCAGGTTGTTCGCTGTCCGAAATGATTCCGTGCCGCTTGATCAAGTCAATTATTATTATCAGCGTGTTTTCAGCTTAGACAAAGATGATGTCTTTGTTGTTTTAGAAGATCTCGCAAGGTATACAGGGTTTCTAAAATGTAATAGAGATAATAACCCCGTTGAAGAAGGCAAAAGGCAGGTTTTTATTTATATCGTTTCGAAGATATCTAAAGAAAGGATGCAGGTTAATGCTGAAAGTGAACGGAAAAAGGGAAAAATGATAATCGGGGGCGTGAATATTGGATAATCAATTATTTGATGAATTAATAGGGTCTGAAGGCGATAAAGGCGGTCAACAAGGCGATGGCGGTCAACAAGGCGAGGGCGGACAACAAGGCGATGGCGGTCAACAAGGCGAGGGCGGACAACAAGGCGATGGCGGTCAACAAGGCGATGGCGGACAACAAGGCGAGGGCGGTCAACAAGGTCATGGTTTTATTGATAATGACTTGGCTTTCTCTTCAGACTGGATTGATTCCCTTGTTTCTAAATACCCTGAAAATGATCCTCTTCGTCAGTTGATTAAAGGGGATAAAGCATTGTCTAGGATCAAATCATTTCCTGATCTCGTCAAAGGATTCGTCAATTCTCAGCACTTAATAGGCGCGGATAAAATCCCTAAGCCTAAAGACAACGCCACATTTGAGGAACTTGACTCTTTTTATCGCACGGTTGGAAAGCCCGAAACGGCTGATTTGTACGAATTTAAAACAGATAACATGCCGGAATTTGATGAAACCGGTCAAAAGGAATTTAAAGAATTCGCCTACAAGAATCATCTAACTAATCAACAAGCTACGGCAGGTTTGGAGTATATAGCGGATCTGGCGATGAAAGCGAAACAAAGAGAGTCGGAAAAGAACAAGTATGAGCGAAGTTTAACTATTGAGGCATTGAGTAAAGAGTGGGGACCAAGGTATGAGGAAAAGCTTAGTCATATAAATAATTTGTTGTCAAATGCCAATATCGCAAAATGTATAAATGGGAATCCATTAGTCCGTAATGCTGATTTTTTGAGGGGGTTGGATTGGATAGCCAACCATTTCAGGGAAGATAACGAAATAATAGGGGATAATCAGTCAATGTCTTTTGCTGACGTTGAGGCTCAAATTGAGGCTACTAAAAATAACCTTGACCATCCATGGCATAAAGGCGACAAGCAGGCTGCTAAAATGATGGATCATCTTTATGAATTGAAACATAAAATGTCAAGAAAGTAATTGGACAAAATTGTCATAAGATAATAAAATATCAGCATAGTTTGCCTTAATTGCGTGAGGTAACCAGTTTTTTTAACTGCTCTTTCGCGTGGTTAATAGATCCGTTTGGCGGGCAACCTTTGATCAAGGGCATGGTTTTTTTTCTCTCAAAAAGCTTTTGAAATATAAGGATTTATCGCCATGTCTGAAACAGCTCTGGACATTAAAGGGCATCATGTTGACATGTTTTCAGACCTCACGGTGCTGAGGTCGCAACAGTTGACGGATAATCTTAGAAAATCAGTAACGATTGAAGATGATATTATTGGTCGGGCGCATTATTTTGATCAGGTCGGAAAAACGGAAACCCGTGACCGGACTAATTTAAGGTATCCACCTTCACCGCATCAAGAAGTGGGCCACTTCCGGCGCAAAATCGTCCCTATGACAAAGGATTGGGGGCATGCTATTGACCGTAACGATCGTCTTAAGATGTTTACGCAACTTGACGGTAAATATGTTCAAGCCGCCGCAGGCGCTTTTGCGCGAGATTATTGCACGGAAATACTACGGGCCGCAGGCGCTGATGCTATTGTTGAAAATGAGGAAGGGACTACAAGTTCTGTTCCTTTACCGTCAACAAGCAAAATTGGCATTCAGGTAGGTTCGAGCGGTCCGGCTGATGTTAATATGAATGTTGAAAAGGCGCGGCGCGCTAAGTCTCGTATTCTTTCTAATGACGTTGATGTCGGTATTGAGCAAATTTGGGGGATTATGCCTCCTGATGCTCTCTACATAGGCTTGATGAGTCAAACGGAATTTACAAGTCAAGATTTTAACGTTATAAAACCGCTAGCCGGTTTAGGTGGTTTTGAGATTCTACAGTGGATGGGCGTAAACTGGATTTTATCCAATCGTTGTCCCGGAACTGAGAACGATAGGAAATGTTATATGTGGGCACAATCCGGAGTGGCTTTGGGTATCTGGCGCGAAGTAACGGTAATGGGCGGCAAACGTCCTGATTTGTGTTTTGCTGATTATCTCTATGCTGATACCGAATTTAAGGCGATTCGCCTTGAGGAGGAGAAGGTTGTCGAGATTTCTATAGAACAAACCGTCAGCGCTACAACCAACCCGTAAATTTTCAGAGAATAGGAGATTTTTTAAATGTCTGAATTAATAAGAGAAATCTTGCGGTTTCCAGAGGGTGTCATTCATTCGTTGCGTACCTCTGGCGCTGACCAGCTTTATGCGGTAGGGCAGAAAGGGCGGGATAGATTCGGGAATTCGTTTAAATATTGCAAGGCTGGTGCCGCTGCAATTTTCAAGGGACAAATGATGCAAGCGCAGGTGCCGGTGGCTGATCATACGAATATTGCCTTGGGTGGCGCTGCTGTTGTCGGTAGTGATGAAATCCAGTTTGTTACGGCGTTAGGTACTGCTTTGACTGCTGATCAGTACAAAGGCGGCATTATTCATGTGAATGATGCTGTTGGTGAGGGCAATTGGTATATAATTAAATCACATGATGCCACCACCACGCCGCTAGTCAAACTAGAGGAGCGTATTGTTGAGGCTTTGGACGCAACCAGCGAATTGACCTTTACTGCAAATCCGGCGAATGGAATCGTTGTAACTCCTGCGAATCCAACCGCAATGCCCGTGGGTGTCGCTATGTCGGATATCGCCGCAAACGAATTCGGCTGGGTACAGACGTGGGGCCTTGTAGCTTTCTTGGTTGATACGGGAGATACCATTGTCGCCGGTGATATCGTTGGTACTGCCGGTACTGCGGCTGATGCTGGCGCGGTCGGTGTTGCTGCGGCCACTTCTAATTGGGGTTGGGCTGCGGTGGCTAATGCCGCGACTGAATATGCTTCGATAATGCTAACCATAGAATATTAAAAATATGATTTAACGGCAAGTCCCGGATATTGTCCGGGACTGCTGTTTTAGGGTTACCTATGGATAAAATTACGATTTGCAATATGGCCTTAAGATTGTTGGGGGAACCTTCTATAGCCACTCTGGATATCGATAACAACAAAGATCCTACATCTAAAAAAAGTATTCGTAACTGTAATCTTTTTTTTGATTGCTCACTTGATTTAATTATCAAAAGCTATCGCTGGAAATTTGCGATAAAACGGGCTACGCTGGTTCGGGATACGGTCAATCCTGAATTTGAATGGGCTTACCAATACCATTTACCCCATGATTGCCTACGCGTTCTTGAAATGCATTGTTATGATATTCCATGGGAGATTGAAGGCCGTCACCTTCTTACCGATTACGGAGAGGCCAAGATAAAATATCTCAAGGAAATAACAAACTTGGGAGAAATGGACGTTTATGCGGTAAAGGCGCTTTCTTATGAGCTTGCGGCATCTATGGCGGTTTCTCTTCGTGGCGCTAAGGGGCCGCCGGAGGCTGACCGGCTAAAAAAAACATTGATACAACAAATTATTCCAGAAGCCCGTCAGAATCATAGCCTTGAAAGCAATAAACATGATGTCTATCGAGAAAATGCCGGAGAATGGGTAAGGTCTCGTTTTAGGGGCAGGGATTTTCATTCACGCGTGATTGCCGCTCCTGTTATCTGATGCCTAAAAAAACATTATTTTCTTTTGGTAGCGGTGAAGTTACTCCAAGGCTTTTAGGCAGGGTGGATTTTGACCGGTATTTCAATGCCTGCCAATCTCTTGTCAATTATTTTCTTTATGTTACAGGTGATATTGAATTTAGAGCCGGAACGCAATTAGTCGATAAGGTTGATCCTCAATCAAGCAGGTCCAGACTTATAGCTTTTGTCTTCAATGTCGATATTGCTTATGTTCTGGAATTCAGTGATTTCGTAATCAGGCTTTACAGAGATGGCGCGTCTCTTAATTACGATATCGTATCCCCTTACAGTGATGTTGACCTAAATTCCATAAAATACGCTCAATCTGCGGATGTTATGTATCTTGTGGACGGGATTGGTCCTCCACAGAAATTGATCCGTCTCGGTGATACCGATTGGACAATTTCTGAACCTGAATTTAAAAACGGTCCCTTTCTGACTGCCAACCTCGATGAATCGTTAAGTTTGAATCCTTCTTATCCGTCGTGGGTGGATGCAACGGCATACAAGAAGAATGATATTGTTAACGTAGCAAGTACGGCCATTAATCCTCCGAGTTATTCCACGCAGAACATTGACAACGCCGCTGCGGTCAATGTCGGCGGCGGGCTGGTTGATATACCGGTTACCGGCCATGGATATTCAGTGGGAATGGCCGTTGAAATTGAATTTTCGGTTTCATATGACGGCAATTTTATTGTTCAGGCTGGAACCACGTCGAATTTTATCCGTATTTCGTCAGTATTTACGGCTGAATTTTTTGCCGGGACTGAAACTGTAAGAAGAAAGGCTATTCCGGTTGATAAAGGAGCCGGTCTAGTGGGTATCCCTACCAACCCGAATTCTATTGCAATCAATTCCTTTGTTATTTTATCCGGTTTTGTCGGGTATAATGCGACTTATACGGTCCACAATTCAAGTACGACTGATGAAATTGTCATTGAGGCGCCCTATGTGGCCGAATATTTTACGGGAAGTGAAGTCGTTACGGAATCCATTTTTTATAAATCTTTAACAGATCATACGAGCGGCGGGGGGAATCCGACTCCTCCGGGCAACACTACGGATTGGACAAAAGCCTTGACCTTTTCGGGTTCAAATCTTGTTATTAATTCTTCTAAAGCCTTTTTTGATATCGGTCATGTCGGCGCATTGTTTAAATTGGTTCATCCTAGAATTGATTCCGGTATTCAAGGGAGCTTTACCGCTATAGGGGTCAGTGAATGGATAAGGGTTAGTAAGGGTACGGATTGGAGTTTTATTACCTCATCCGTATGGGGCGGGGTCGTTGAACTTCAAAGGTCATACAATGATGGCGCATCGCATGAAATTGTAAAAATTTATAGATCAGAAGGCGCTGCCAACGCCAGAAACGTTTCCGTTACGGGAACTGAACTGGAAGATAACGCATTATATCGCGTTGCCTTGACTCAATATTTTATTGGGACAATCAGCTATGATTTCAACGTTGATGATTTCGAAACAGAGGGGATTGTAAAAATAACGGAATTCGTTAGTGATGTACAGGTCAAGGCGGAAGTAAAAACCGCTTTAGGGAATGTGATTGCCACGGTTGATTGGTGCGAGGGCGCATGGAGTAAATTTCGCGGGTTCCCGCGTGCCATTACTTTTTATGACAATATGTTGGTTTTTGCCGGGTCTGATCATCTTGACACAACTATCTGGACAAGTAACCGGAATGATTTTGAAGATTTTCAAACCGGTACTTTGGCGAATCAATCGATTGTCCGCAGGCTGGATGGTGACTTGATCAACCGCATTGAATGGCTCGCAAGCGGTGAAGATTTAATAATTGGCACCAGTGGCGGGATATGGCGTATGGGGGCCAGTGATAGAAGGGAAATAATGTCTCCCGTCAATGTCACTCATCGACGTCAAAACAATCTTGGTTCAAGCAGCGCTCAAGGCATCGAGGTAAATAATAGTTTCCTTTATGTTTCAAGAAACGGTAACAAGATCAATGAGTTAATTTATGATTCAGCCAGTGAGGGTTATGTTGCCGGGGATCTCAACAGGATAAGTGAACATTTAACGGCAGATACTTCCATTGTAGAAATTATCTATTCCGAAAAACCCGAACAAGTGATATATTGTCGTCTTGATAATGGCAAAGTCCTTTTGTGTTTCTATCGGAGGGAAGAAAAATTTGTCGCATGGTCGAGATTTGAAACGGCTGGAAAAATCCTTTCTATGACCGTTGTTCCTATGGGGCGCGAGGATGAGGTATGGTTTATCGCCGATAGAAGCAACGGCGTAAGTCAGGCCTGTATTGAGCGGAAAAAATTTCAATCCATTGATTCCGTTACTGACAATATGTATTGGTTTTTGGATTCCGCGCTTGATTTCAATGGTTTGAAAGGAATCGAGATCGTTGATATTTCAAGGTCTTTTCCTTGTGAGGTTTTTACGGATATTAATCACGGTCTGTCAAGCAATGATAAGATTAGAATATCCGGCGTCAATGGTATGGTTGAAGTCAATGGAACTTATCAGATAAATGTGAGCTCGCCTAAGTCTTTTGAATTATTTCATCATGAAAGCGGCGCTATGATCAGTTCTATAAGCTTTTCAGAATATACTGATTCCGGAGAAGTTGAGGTGGTTATCAAAACTATAACGAATCTCAATCATTTAGAAGGGCAGATTGTCAGTTGCATAGTTGATGGCAGGATTGAAGAAAACAAGATGGTCCAGTCAGGCGTGATAAATCTTGACGGTTATGGGAATAAAATAATTGCCGGTTTGCCCTATTCCGGAACGGTCAGGACAATGCCTGTCGATTTTCAAGGGGGGCCGCTTCTCGGGCAGTTGTCAAGGATTAGTCGAGCCTCTTTTGTGGTTAGAAAAACAGGGGCGTTGTATGTGTGGAATCAGCAGGGGTTTTTTGAGGAAATCAACTTTTATGATCAAGATATAGTTATGGACGAACCGCAAAGCCTGTTTCACGGAAATATCGTTTATAATTTCGATGAGGGGTTTCGGTATTCCGTATCAATAGAGCTATCACAGCGGAAACCACTCCCGCAAAACATTCTGGCGATAGCTGTTGAAGTCGAAATGGGAGAATATAACTAATGCTTGATGTAATCAAAGATATTTATTTAGATTCGTTTATCGATAATCCTGATGAAAGAATTATGCATCAAATAAAAACGGGGGAGTCATGGGCATCCGTAGACAGAATAGACGGAAAATGTTTGCTTATAGGGGGTATGTATCCCTATTGGGCGGGCGTCGCTGAGGCATGGGTGAAGTTATCGCCTGATTTTTATGATTATAAATTTACCGCCATTAAAGACATTAAAACGGCGATAAAATACGGTGTTTCGGGGCTTGGTCTGCATCGGCTGCAATCTTTTTGTATAGATGATGAGGTTTATAAAAATTTTCTAGGATTATTGGGATTCAGCCCCGGAGGAAGAATAAGACAATATCTACCTGACGGGTCAGACGCGATTTTATATGAGATGATTTTCTAATGCAATACGTAGCAGTAGCAACGGCCGTTGTGGGTGCGGCGGGAAAGGCATTCGGCACAGCCAAACAAGTTCAGGGGGCCAATGAGGAGGCAAGGCTATCGCGTGAATTCTCTGTTTATGATGCTGATGTTTTAAATCTTGAGGCCAAAAGAGCATTGGAAGCTCGCATCGAGGAGGCCAGAATATTTAAAAGGCATGCAAGGCGTATAGAAGCTAGAAATGTCGCCATTAATTCACCTTTGGCGCTGATGGAAGAAAATGAAACGAATGCCAGACATACCCAACTTAAAATTTTAAATACAGGGATCGCTGAAAAGGATTCTCTTAAAAGAGAATCTGATTTAACTATCCTCGAGGGGACAATAAATAGGAAAAGAGCCAAGACAAAAGCAAGGGCGCTTACCATTTCCGGAATTTCTGAGGGGTTGAGTGATTTGTCAGGCCTGGCCGGTCAATTCGGTTAAATTTGTCAAGGAGATAAATGTTTAAACTAAATATAGGTACAAATCAATTTACTACTGTTTTCTGTATGGACGGGAAACCAGAGGACAAATTTCATTATGAATATGTCATATGTCCTAACGAAAGGATACCGGAAAACATTTCCAACACCAGAGATTTTCAAGGTATTGAGGGGGTTTCTTGTGTTAAATTCCAAAAAGGGCCAATGATGTCTGAAAGTTGCAACGGGGGATTCATCGAAGATTTGTTGGCTATTGTTCAGCATCGGCTCGAATGTTTTCAACAAGGGCCTTTTCCCTCCAACTATAATGACTTGGCGTTAAATTCCGTGAAAAACGCCTTAGGTTTTCTGGGTGAAAGGACGGAAGATCGTCACAGTCGTAATGTTGAGGGGAAATTGGAGCCGTAATTCATGCCGACTTTTACTACGCTTGAGCAACAGAATATAAATTCATCAACTCGCGGGCCTTTAATAGGTCAGGATTTAGCCGGAAGGGTGGGGGAAAGCTTCGATATTTTAGGTCGTGGAATTCGTTCAGCTTCTAACAATGTCGCTCAAGCGGGTAAAAATATCTCGGAATTTGCGCAGAATATGCAGCGTGCCGAGGATGTCACCGCAGTAAACAATGCGCGGCGTATTTTTAATGAAGATATCGCTAAAAAACTGAATGAACTTGAGACGCGAAACGACTTTGAGAATTTCGAAAAAGAAATCAATGATAGCTTTTTATCATCGAGGTCGAGGATTTCTACGGATGTTCCCGCATCCAAGGACGGAAAGAACAATATAGACCAGATATTGAAGGATATCGAAAGTACTGCAAGGATTGAGCTTGACAGCGTAATTAACCGCAAACGGATAGCCTATTTCGAAACCAGTTACGAAAATAGCCGTTTGTCGGCTGTAAGAGACGGAGATTTGCCTCTGGCTAATAATCTGACTGTCGAAGCCTTTGACAATCATATTATCAATGACAAAAGAAAGGCCGTCGATATCCAAAAGAATACGGAGGAAGTTAATTTTTATGCTGCGCGTGATCATCTTGACCAATTTCCAGATGATATTGATCCGGTTCTGAATGCCTTCCCCGTCAATCGCGAAAACACTGATGCCTTAAAAAGATATGCATCAAGTCTTATAGAAAAGCGGAGAAAGGAAAAGCGTGAGAACTTTGATGCCTTCATGGTTCAGGAATTAGCGAATCCGGATTTCAGTTTACCGCAGATTGAGCAGGTTTTAAATACTATTCATGAAGATCCGGACAACGTGATTGACCCGAAGGGCGTTGAAACATACAGGAATCTTTTCAGGGAAAAGGCGGCGATAAGAGATAAAACGTTTATTCAAGATGGATATTCGGCCCGAATGATCCGGATAGAAAAGACGGGCGATTTCGATATGGAAACTGAACTTGAATTGTTGCAGAACATTCAGGAACGCGGGGCAATGAGCGAGACTCAAATAGAACTGGCTAAAAATCGGTTGACGGAAATTGAAACGATAAAAAGAAAACAGTTGGCGGATGCCTTGATCTTTGATATTAAAAGATTGAGGGGGACCAATCTGATTTCTAACGGTCAGGCGCAAATTGAATTGCTGGATATTCTGGCGGAGTTTCCGGCGTCCGTTGACATTTCGACGGCTCAAAAAGCCTTGGCGGAGTTCAAGGACATTTCGCAAGACACCGAAGATCATCGAAAAATGTTAAAAAGATATTCTCAAGAAGTTCTGGACAGTTTTCCCCCCGGTTCTTTCGGGGAGTTATACGGGGACACGGTTAAGAAATCAAAGGAAAATTATCTGAAGATAGGGGAACGGATTCAGGGCGCCAGTGAAAAGGATCGCGTCAAATTATTACGTGCATTCGCTGAAGTTGAAAACGAAAGGCTTAAGCATAGACGGGACATGGAAGATTTTATCGAGGACTATATCCGGCTTCACCCCCGGTCAACACGTGAAGAAATCAGAGAGGCTATCCTGAAACGTAGCGCTGCACAACTTGAGAAAGAGGCTTTTCGTCAGGGAAATATTTTGTGGCGGGCTTTAAAAAGATCTTTAAATTTCTTCAAGCCATGATAGATCAAGAACAATTGACACGCATTATCGCCGGAGAGTATAACAATTTTGAGATAAAAGCGGCGGAAGCCAGCGGCGATAGAGATAACTGGTTGGCGCGTTATTCTAACAGTGCATATTTAGCGAATTCCCTCGATGCTGATCCGGAGGGAATTTTCCGCAATTATGACAGTTTTCATAGTAATTATTTCGGAGAAGATATTTCTGTTCCTGAAGCGCTTAACCGGATTCGGGAAATACAAGGGATCAAACTTGATAGCGGCGGTAATCCTACTTTCTTTGGGGAAACGGCAAAATCTCTGACAAGGGGTACAATCAGTCTGGTTTATGGCGGGTTTGCCGGTCTGTCGGCGTTGATGGGGAATATACCGAGGACAAAACAACTTTTAGATCAGCAACGGCATATGATTAACACGGTTGCCGTGAATCCGGAAGTCGCTTCGCGTTTAAAAGAATTCAGGGATAAGGAAGGGGTATTGGCGCAATTGACCACAAGCGACTATTGGTCCACTAAAGGCGCTGAACTGGTTCCCAGTGTGGCTAGCTTTTTCGTAGGGGGACTAGGAGCGTTTAAAGCTGCGCAACTGGCGTTTAAGGGCAATCAGTTGCTAGCTACTATCGCGGCTGCCGGTACTCTGAATGTAGCAGAATCCGTCATTGAAGCAGGTGGCGCTGTAGGTGAGGTAAAATTACAGACCGATATGGCTAACCTTGTCATAAAAACAATTGAAGGCATGGACGAGGAAGAAAGGGATCAAATTTACAATCAAGGCATGGTTGAAGCGTTGAACCATTATAAAATGATAAGCATTCGCGGTGGTTCACCAACTATTGCCGGTGAAGTTGCAAGAGAGGTTTTTGTTCGCAACGTGGCTTTGAATGCTATTTTTACTACCTTGGGCTTAGGTTTCGGAAAAATAGCCGTTTCAAGCCTGTTTTCAGGGACCGGAAAACGGCGACTCGTTACCGCTGTTCTTGCAAGTGGAGGTGCCGCGGTTACCGAACCTGAACAAGAATTGCGTCAGGAAGAAATCACCGATTCGGTTGTTTACCGCGAGCTATTCAATCAGGCCATTGATAGTAATGTTTTATCGATCCGTATACTGCAAGCAATTCTGTCAGACAATAATGATAAGAAAGACACGGCGCTTGCCGCATTTCTGATGGGGAGCCACAATATTTTATTCGGTTTCGCTACAGAAGTTTCTTTATCCAAGTCTATGCTCGCGGCGGAAAAGAAAATGTCCGAATATATCGAAAAGCTACGGGCCGAACTGGCAAAAAGAAAAGCGGCAAAAAAAGGAGCTGGTACGTCTGGCAGTGGAGGAGCGAGCCTTGGTTCCGAGTCTCCGCAGGGTGGAGGCGACACTAAAGCCGCGCCAGCTCCATCTTTATTTCCGTCTCAAAAAGTTGACAGTGATTCGGAAGATATCCCCCCTCAAAAAAAACCGTCAAAACCGGCTGTGGGAATCCAAACGCCTCTGGATGTTTTGAAAAATGAGCAGATAGAAACATTGATAGAAAACTATGACAAGGCCAAGACCACGGAGGAACGTGTTCAATCATTTCAAAAAATCGCATCCGAAATGATTGATGCCAATGCGAAAACGCTAGATGCGGATTTAGAAATAGAGGTTCAGGAACGCAAGATTTTTGAGCAGGAAAGAAAAAAGTCTCTTCGGGATTTGGCGACGATTAAAAAAGCCTTGGAGGAATTGACGCCGTTAGATCAATTCCGCGACGAAATAAGAAGATCAGGATTGCAGACTAGGGGAATAGAAGAGTTTAAGAATCTTTCTCCCGTATTTCGTAAAAAAGACGGTTTAACGTTTGATCAAGCCTTGCAGCGTGCGGAAGAGTTAAATTTAGTCGAGCCGGGCGAGAGTGATCCGGCGGCGTTGTTTGAGTTGCTCAAGGGGACCGTTGAAAAGAAAAAGCCTCCGAAACTTTTGGGAGAATTAGAGCCGGGGGACGTATTTATCGACGAAGGGGGGCTACAGATAACGCATCTTGGATTTGATAAAGGCGGCAAGGTTTTTCTTGATGTAGAAGGGCAATTGGTTTCCGAGAGCGTAAATAAGCTGGTGCCGGCGGAGACTCGAAAAGCGAGGAGTGAAGAAATTGAATCCTTGATTGCGGAATATGGAGACATTGTCGAGCTTAATCCAACTCCTACGGAACCGATTTCACCGGCTCGGCAAAAAAATCTTGAAAAGTTGGGAATAGAGAAGCCGGGCCTCGATGATGAATTTGGCTTTGACGCTGAGGACCAATTATTATTTAAAGAGAATGATCCTTATATAGGAAAAGATGTTCGAGAGGATATCACGGATAAACAGAAAGAACTCGGGAAGGAGGCTTATAATGATTGGGTAAAGGCTACTAAAAGGATTATAGGTGAAGCCGGCAAAAAGTTAGGTATCAACGTTCTTGGCAGCGCTATTAACAAGGATTTTATTGTTGATGGGACTACTAGTTTTGTCGGAAAAAAAATAAGGTCCATCCATGATTTGCCGGTTATGGCTCAAATTTTTAGAGATCCGCGTTGGGAGACTTTGCGTGTTTTTTATTTAAAGAACAATACGATTGTAGGAGAAAATGTAATCAGTTCCAGATTGCCCTGGTTGGTTAGTTTCTCTGATTCGGATTTCAGCATAATAGATGATCAATTAAAGAAAACGGGCGCGGATAGGATTTATTTATTGCATAATCATCCTACAGGCAATCCTAATCCGTCGCAAGCTGACCTTGAATCATCCGCTAAGTTTAAAAAAAGATTTCCTAAAGAATATCAAGGCGAATTCATTATTGATTCTGGATCATATGTCAGGTTGATTCCTCCCAGACGTTCTAATTATTTCAGGTATGAGCCTGACGGGAAGGATGTCAAGGTTGACTGGCATCATCTTAAGGATGAAACAAGCGGAACTCTTGTTTTTGATAAAAGCGAAGTTGATAATCCTTTATTGGGTCAGGTTTTGCAAGATAGTGAAGCGTTTGTCGCTATGGGTAAAGCATTGCAGGTCAAGGACGGTTATGGGGCCATTATAGGATTGGATTCTCTTGGCGCTGTCAGGACGATACTTGAGGTCCCGGACAAGTTGTTACTTGAAAAAGAAACCGCATCATCAATAAGGTATCTCGGATTATTGAGAAAAGCGGCGCGGGAGACGGGGACCGATAGTGTTTATCTTGTAACTCCATCTCATGTTTCTTCCTATAAGCATTTATTTAAGACCGGAATTTTTGATGACATGATATCTTTTGCGGGAATAACCGTAGAAGATAAATTCAAGAGTTTCAATCCTGGAATTCCTTTATCTAAATTACAAAAAAAGGGGGCGCAAATCCGGAGAGCTTCGACGCCCGAAGAAATCGATCCTTACGAAAACAAGGATGTAAGGGAAGGCACCACCGAAGACAACAAGAAAACTGGAAAGTTTGCCTATAATGATTGGGTAAAGGCCAGTAAAAGAATTCTCGGTGTACATGGAAAAAGGTTTGGAATCAACCTTATTGCAAGTGCTATAAACAGGGATTTCGTCTCTCAGGGAAGTACAAGTTTTATCGGTAAGGAAATTGATTCCGTGGAAGATCTGGCGGTAATGGCTCAGGTTTTTCGTGATCCAAGATTTGAAACTTTACGGGTGTTTTATTTGAAAAATGGAGTCGTTGCCGGTGAGGATGTCATCAGTTCAAGGCTACCCAATAGGGTCAATTTTTTGATTCGTGATATTGATTTTATCAAAAGAAAGCTAAGAGATTTAGAGGCTGACAAGATTTACTTATTACATAATCATCCTAGCGGGAAGTCAACCCCTTCACGAGATGACATTAGGGCAACTCAGGCTTGGATTAAGGAAATTAAAGAATTTGAAGCCCATGTGGTTATTAACTCAGGGGAATATTCGGTAATAAAAGAATCCGATAGGGTGGAAGGATTCGTGGAAAGCTCTACCGAAAAAATCAGCGGTCCCTTGGCCGGTTCACTTGTTGGCAACAAAAGCGAAGTTCCTCACGAATTGCTGGGGCGGCAGTTAGATTTTGAGCAGGATTTTATATCGGTTGGCAATTCGTTAAAAGTCAAAGACGGGTACGGGGTTATTTTCGGTGTGGATGCGAAAAATAAAATCCGTTTAATTACAGAAGTTCCAGACAGTGTTTTGGCTGAAAAAGAGAGCAAGAATCTAGACAAATATCTTGTGATGATGCGAAAAGCTTCTCGTGAAACTGGAGTGACTGGTTTTCATTTAGTTACGCCTAGGTCTCTCACTAATTACCGTCATCTTCTGAATGCTAAAATTTTCAGGGATTCTGTTTCTATGGGGGGGGTAGAAAGTGCATTTCAAATGGGTTTTATGCAGGGAAGTATACCAAGGAGCAGTCGCGAAAATACTAACGCTCCAGCGCAATTTCGCGAACCTACCACCGAAGAAATTGAACAGGATATTATCGCGGCGGCGGCAAGATTTTTTTTCCTTGGAAAGGTTATGCCTTTGCAGAAAATACGTGACGAATTAAAACGTCATGGAATTCCCATAGAAAAAGCTAAGTTTCTACAGAATGAGGGAAAGCGTCTCGGTCAACAGATCGTTGACGATGCCTCCAGTCTTCCAGATATAAAAAGCCTCAAGAAATTATTCGAAAACAAGGAGGAGGAAATTTTCAAAAGGGGTTTCAAAGCCGGTGAATTCACCGAAAGGGCGCGGCGTAATCTCAAGGAATCAAGAGAAAAAGAAAAGGTGGCCAAGCGTGAATTGCGGGGCGAAAAAATACGCCAACAGCTTGTCGAAGAAAAAAAGAATATCCGCAAGCATTGGTCGCAACGTATGCAAAATGCGGATGAACTGGAAAAGGCGGCAAGGCAGTTTATTAAAGAAAACAAAATTCCTCAAGAAGTACGGGGACAGCTTATAGCTTCCATAGCTAGATTGTTTAAAATTGAAGATCCGGCGATTCAGAGACGGCAATTTGAATGGATTATCACTAAGGCTCTGGACTTGAAACATCAGGTGTTGAAGCGTGAAGCCTTATTCAAGATAAACAAGAAGATCTCTAATGCCTTAAAGGAAAGATTTAGTAAGTCGAGAATTAAAACGGGTCCACTAGGTCAGGTTGAGGATTATTTAAAATCGGTTATCCAATATATCAAGCTTGAGCCCGCGGAACATGAAAAGGCCATGAAAGGCTTGGAGTCTGTCATTTCAAAACTTAAAGATGAGGGTGATTACGACAAGGCTTTTGAGCTGGAAAAGCAACTCGTTGACCTTGATATATTCGGGAATTTACAGGATCGCACTTATATAGAGGTGGAAAGGGCGCTTAGTACGCTTAATCATGATCTGCAGGGTAAAAGGCTTGAAAGGTACAGGTTTATTGAGGACAGATTGATAAGGTATGATTTGAATCGTGCGAAGATTATCGCGAATTACGGGGAGGTTTCGGCAATAGACTTCGAGTTCTGGCGGAAAGATCAAAATAAAACGCCGAAACAAAAATTTTTCGCCAATGCATGGAGATATATGGACGCCCATTTAAGCATGGAGCAGAAATTGGAACGCATCGCGCATTTTGATAGAACCGGCTATTTGACGAAAATGGTAGATCAGTGGCGCCAATGGATTTGGACAGCAAGTCAGAAAGAACAAACCTTAACCAGAAATGAAAAAAGCCTGTTTGATGAAGCGGCAAAAAGAATATGGAATCTTCCTGACGAAAACAGGAAAGGTAAAATTCTTCTCGGACTTAATAATGCTGACAAAAAACTTGCGGAATTATCAACAAAAACCATCGTGATTACGGGCGAGGTGAACGGGGTTACGCGCAAACGAACGGTGAGTTATGACGTCGCCTTGAAAATTTATCTTACGTTAATGCAACCGGACTTAATGCCCAATATGAATGAGCATGGTTTCGATACGCTTACCCGTCTTGAAATATTAAACAAGCTTCCAGATGAGGTTTTGCAATTAGGTGACTGGATGATCCGTAGAATGTCATTTCAATACAATGAATTGAATGAGATTTACACGGAACTTTTCGGCGCTTATATGCCGCAGAATATGAATTATTTCCCCTTTGCCGTTTCGCAGGCCAATAGATCGAGCGAATTTGATCCGGAACGAAACAGGGGTGCAATGAATATGAACAGTATGGCCTATCCGGGCAGTATAAGGGCGAGGGTTCCACATAAATTGCCTATTGATATAAGTCGTGGCGCTATAGCAGAATACTTGCATCATCAACACGCAATGGCCAGATTCAAGGCGTTTGCTCTCGGCGCGAAAGATTTTCATGGAATATTTGCAGATCCCGGGGTGCAGCGCAGCCTAAAGGTGAATCTTGGCGAAGATTTTTACAATGACCTTTTGCGGCATGCCAGTGAGGTTGTTTCAGGTGGGAATGAATGGTTCGTTTATAATGAAAATATGAACCGGTTGAAAAATACTGTAGTCTATTCAAAGCTGGGATTAAATTTTGCTACGTTTTCGGCTCAGCTAGCCTCTTTCCCGGGTCTGGCTATGAATCTTAAATGGTCTGATGTTTTCAAGGAAATCGTCAGGGGGTTCAAAGCGATTAATGATCCGGAAGTGAGAGAGGAATTTATGAGAGTACTGCGTACGGATTATGTAAAAAACCGCTGGGAAGGCGGTGCCCACATCGAGGCTATGTGGGTGCTTGAAAATTCCCGTACTCGCGGTTTCTGGGGTACAGCCGCAAGGGCATCATTGCTCCCTACAAGGGCAGGGGATTTAGTGCCTATTCTGGTCATGGGCAGGGTTTTATATAATCATGCTTTTAATGAGGCCAAGGCGCTTGGATGGTCTGATGCGGCAGCCCATTCGCATGCGGAATATGTTTTCGGTTCCATGACGGATTCAAATCAGCAAAGCAGTCAATGGAAAGACCGTACTTTATGGCAGAGAAAAGGAACCTTTGGAGAGGTTCTTAGTATGTTTCAGACTTCGCCAAGGCAATATTTTACCGCCTCTTTGATGGCTGTCAGACGGGCGGCGGCTTTAAAAACTCCGGAATCAAGACTGTATGCGGCTAAGGTTGCTTTTACTATGTTTGTCTTGATGCCGGTCTTTTTTATGTTTGCCAAGGATTTTTATAAATTCATAATTCTAGGCAATGATGATGATAGGGAAGCTGGCGAGGTGGTCAGGGATTATCTTGCAGGGATATTATCTTCACCGTTTATGGGGCTTGTCGGTCTTAGTATTATTGCTGATGATGCGGCCAGGCTTCTTGTCGGACGCAGACGTTTTTTTGACAGCGCGGATATTGCGGCATTATCGCTGCATGATGACATATTAAGGCTTTTGAATGCTGGTTATCTTACAGCTTCGGGCGAAGACGGGGAATTGGTGAAAAATGTTCTGTATACTTTTCCGGCGTTGAAACAAGGCAAGGAATTTGTAATAAGGGAATAAGGGAGACAAAGAAAAAATGACGATATCAAGTATTGAAAGTACTAAAAAATTTTATGTTCTGGACGGTGCTAAAAGGAGTTTCTTTTATGATGTTCCCTTTTCTCACAAAGATGACATTGTTTTAACGCTTGTAACTTTGAGCACAAGCGAAGAAATCATTTTAGACCACCCCCTGCATTATAGTATTTTTGCGGAAAATGATGATTATGGTTCAGGCGCTACGGTTACCACGGTTACGGCTTATCCGTCAACCCAAAAGCTTGTGATTCACCGGGACACTATAAGACAACAAATCGTCGATCTTACAGAGTCCGCGAAAATACCATCAAGGGCCATAGAAGATGGATTGGATAATCTTGAAAGGCAGATTCAAGATATATGGACATTTCTTGAAAGGGTTATCAAGGTTGCGGTAGGGGACTCATTGGCGTCTACAGACTTTTCCGGCGCTGCGGTTCGTGCGGGTAAGCAATTAACTTTTGACGAAAATGGATTACCGCAATTTACGATTCCTGATCCAAATCAATTGGATGGTCAAAACTCAATTGAAAGGCTGGGTAATTTTTTCAAGTTAGTCGGTGATCTTGCGAGTGTTCCCGCCTCATACTATTATGGCACGAATGTTCTACAGGAATTGAGCTTCTTTTCTCTTCCTGTAGCCAATATAAAAAATGTCACCTATGTAAGTGAACAGGGAACTCTTGCCGCAGCCCAAGCGGATTCGGCCGCAAACAATTATCGTCCTATCCTTGTAGATGCGGATATTTCCATTGATGCGGCGTCCGTTTTTGATACTACGGGGACGGTTATTGATGCCTCTGGAACTCCTGTCAATATGTTCAATGCTACTGTTCAGCCTCCTGCCATCGAAAATTCCAAGCAGTTTTTAGACAATGCCGCTGCGGTCGATATAGGCGGCGGGCTGGTTGATATACCGGTTACGGGCCATGGTTATGTTCCCGGCCATACAATCAGATTTTTTAACACTATCAATTATGATAATAAAACTTACACGGTACAGGCGGGGACGACGACCGATCTTGTCAGGATTTCCGAAACGTATACGGCGGAATCTTTCGCCGGAACTGAGGAGGTTACTTTTTATGATGCCAACATGTTGTATGAAGGGGTTTTCCCGATTGATCATTTTATTAATCCAACGGGGGTTATCGAGACTGAACCGGGCGGGGCTGGCAGTGATATTAAAAAAATCACGGTGACAGACAATCCTTTTGCCGAAAACAGATTGATTGCCGTTTCTGGAAGTACGGGCGGGGTTAGGGACAAGATTTATCGCGTTCTTCCGGGGTCTACTTCTACGGGGATTCTGATTAAGGAAAGCGGATCGGCTTACACGTGGACCGGAAGTGAAAAAATCGTACCGCAGCGCCGGTATGAAATAAAGAATCCGACTGCGGGAGTCGCGGTTAAAACTCGAGGAACGGATAGGGTTGGAATTCGTTTAGACAATCACGATCTGCGGATTGGTCAATGGGTATCGCTGAGGCTGTTTTCCGATGCTGCGCTAAATGGGGAGTTTATGGTTCAGCCGGGTACTACGCGAACAGAATTTTATGTTAAGGCTACCTTGACGGCCGGGGTATTTAATCAAACGGGAAATGAACAGTTTTGCGAGGCGAGTTCTTATGCTATAGATAGAAGATTCCGGCGGGAGTTGGGCATAAATAAGGCGCTTACCTCTCTTGATGCGGGTGTTGCTACCGGTGTAGATTGTCCGTCTTATAGTCTTAAGGAAGATGATCCGATAACTATTGAAGGTAGCGGCGTTGCCGGTTTAGATGGCAATTATCTGGTATTACCATGGAGAGGAAATGCGGGCGTACTTCCCATTAATAAAGCCTTTGGTGCGGGTGGAACGGTTACCGGCGGTTATGTTTTTAAGCAAGCGTTTTTTGGTTTGCCTGTAATCTCTAATGATTTTGTCGAGGATACCCAATTCGAAGTAACAGGAACCACAAATTATAATCAGGATTATATTTCCAGTTTTCTGACGGAAAGCACTAACGGCGGTTGGTCTGAGGTGGTGGCTCCCGGGAATTGGGCGCAAGAACAGTTCACCAGCTCGGCAAAGGTCTACAGAAAATTCGCAAGGTTTGATTTAGCGGCTCACGGGTTAAATGTCGGCGATTGGATAGAAATCGAAAACGATTCTAATTATAACGGTATTTATGAGGTGTTCATAAAAACTACCAATTCTTTTTATATAAGAGCAAGGGGGGTCGGCCCAACAAACGGGAGTTGCACAGTTAAATTACTCCTGCGGCAAATTTCAACGATAGATGATCATAACGTCAATCTTTATGAAGAGTTTTTTATTCGTGATGTTGCGGGGTTCGAAGGAAGGTTCAAGGCCAAGACCGGGACTTCGGGAAAAAACCTTGTCTTCAATAGCCCTACGGCGGTTGGCGCAAGCGCATCGGCGGGAAAGGTCGGAAAGACGTCGGTTACGATTTCAGGCAATCACAGCTTTGTTTTTCTTGATAATAATTCAAGGTTTGTATTCGGCGCTTATATTACGGCCAGTTTTGCCAGTGGCATAAAATTGCATGCTACTGATGAACAGGCGATTTTTAAAATGGAAAAAGATGATATGGCGCTTGCGGATAGAACCAAGGTCATTTATAAAGATATAGGCATGCAAAGTCATGTTTTGCATTGGGGCGCAATAAATGTTGATAATGTAGCGCATGATCAGGTAACGGGTAATGCCTGTAAGCATGCATGGAATACAGCTTCTGACAGTGGATGTCGTCTTATTTTCGGGCGTGGTACTTACCGTCAGGGATTTACGCTTGCAGAAGGCGTAAACGTCGATAAACTAACAACTAATGCTATTACGGGTGTCAGCTCGAGACAAACATTGTGGAGACTCGGGGCGTGGGTCAATGATGGCATCTTTCGCTCCAAGTCAAATAACTGGCATAATGCGCTTGTTGAAAAAATGGATTTTCAGGGCAATAGGTTTGTCAATAGAAATACGCCATACAATATCGGGTGTATTACTATGGAAGGCTATAATTTTTCTTTTCGAGATATTCATGTATCAGAATATCCCCAAATAGGACTGAGGTTCAACGGGGGGCAAAGTAACGGCGTAAATCTTTTTAATGCTGAAATAGAAGACGGAGATTTTGATAATTGTGTCTTTGTCGGGGTAAATGTTCTGACTTTCTTCGGTTGCAGCATCGAGCAAGCCAGAACGCTTGAGGGAAGCGGAATCGGTTGCCGTATTATGGGGCTGTCTGGCAGCTATTTTTCCAGCCATGACCAAAAATGCACGGTTATCAATAATTACATGGAAGGTGACGACGCGGCCGACTTTGTTTTTGAGGGTGTTTCATACATCAAAATTCTATCATCGAGCAAGGGTACCGCTGGATCTGATACCGTTCATGTCAGGCGTCATCCTTATCTGGGTTCCCCTTGTAATGATATAGAAATTGACGCCGGTCAATATCCGGGGAGTCAGGTCAGGATAGACCCGGGGTGCGGAAACGGCGTAAATGTCGTTTATCCGCATGGAACGCAGGGGGGGGTGACTACCGTTATAGATAAAAGCCGTAATGTCAAGCCCGGAAAAAAAGGCCTTAATCCATGGTCCGTAGAAATTAAAAAAGGAAAATACGGAACTACTTTTTTTAATAATTCTCATCCGTGTTTTGGGGCGGGCGCATCAGTGCTCGAGCCTTTTGGCGACGGTTCCGTAATCTGGAAAAACGGGATAATTCTACCAGAAAAATTTTGTTATATCGATATAAATACCAGTACGGCTATCAATGATTATACAAGGTGGCAAACGAGTTCAAACAAGGATGTTGTTTTTTCCGGAATCGCGTTGGCTGCCGGTACTTATTATTTAAGATTATTGTGCAATATCCCTCCAAATTATCAAATGCAGGTTCAGGCCACTGATACGGGGAATAGTCTTTATTATAATTGGGAAGAACAATGCTGGGACTCTGATATATTGAAAGAGAATCATAGATTGAGAATGGGTGGTTGGGGTATTCCTGAATTGCTGGCGACGTGGCCGGTGGTGACAACGGTAACCAGAACGATCTCCTTTAAATTGGCTCTTAATTCAAGTGATAATAAAATAGCCATTATCCAGTATTGGGATGTTACCGACTCGATTGATTCAACGCTTGTACATAAGCGGGATGGTCAGGTTATCGGGTATGGTTTCGATGACCAATGGGCGGTTGTAGAATATACAGGTGGACCGCAAACTTTGAACTACTGGCAACGGACAGTTTTTTATGATGCAACAGGCGGTGCTTTCCAAGTCAATCTTCCACCTACATTTAATGATGGGGGTGAAATTCATTTTGTGGAGATTGGCGGGTCCGCGAACAATTTAACCGTTGGTCGTAATGGTAACGAAATAGAAGGTCTCGGCACTAGCAATGACGTTTTAAGCACGGCATATTTAAAAACGGCTTATACTTTTAATGCCGCAAATGGAAAATGGGTAAAATAGGAATTTCTAATTATGGATTTTAATTCTTTCGGTCCTTATGATGCTGTAACTGATTATGCGACTACTAATAGTTTTGTCTCCGTGACGTGGCAAGGTGAATCCAGTTCCGTGAAAAACATTAAAGATACGGTCGTTGGCACTCTCTATTTATACGAAACGGGGGGGGTCAACGGTTTTGATTGGCAATATCTGATTGAAGACGTGGTAATTGATTCCGGTAGTGTCGCGGCCGGTGCCAGTACATTCGTAAAAATCCATGGAATTATAGGGTTTGAATTTAAATTGCAATTAAAATCAACGGTAGCGGACAGCTCCGCAGATGTAGATGGCAAGGTTCGATTTAAATGAGCCATCTTAACCTTTATGAGCGGAAGAGCCTGACCGGGGTTTTGAAAATAGAAGGATTAAATAATCGTGAATGATGTTTTAAGAAAAGTTTTAGCCTTTTTTTCAGATGACGGCGAATTTAGTCCGGCGAATATCAATGGTCTGGTAGGGTGGTATGATGCAAGTGACGTTTCAACCATTACAGAGTCTTCAAATCTAGTGTCGGCTATGGGCGACAAAAGCGGGAATCTCAATGACCTGAGTCAATTGGTTGGGGCAAATCAACCGTTGACTAATCAGGGAACGCAGAACGGCCGGAACTTTATCCGTTTTGACGGATTGAGTAAAAACCTCTCAAGGTCCACATTTACGAATGGAACTATTTCCCAGCCGCATTGGGTTTTTATGGCGATCGATACGGCCAATACCGTAACGGCGACGAGGAACTTTATTGATTCGGCCAATGCAACCAACCGCGCTACGGTTTATCAGGTGACAAGCTCGAGGACGCTTGGGATGTACGTTACGCAGAGTTTGAATAGTCATGTTATGCCTGCCGAGGGAACTTGGGTAATAATTTCAGCAAAATTTGACGGGGCGAATTCTGAACAATATTTGAATGGCGCCAGTGGTGGCGCCGGAGATCCGGGAACGTCTGATTTTATCGGCCTTACTCTCGGCGCCCGTTATGATGAGGCGCAAAGTCCGGATTTTGATTTCGGCGAATTGATAATAGCCGAGGGTGATCAAAGCGGTAACAGACTGGAAATCGAAAGCTATCTCACGGAAAGATGGGGAATCGTTTAGTTAGAATGTTTGTCGAATTTCAGGAATTACTAAAGGCTTTTTTTGACAATAAAGATAATGTCTTTTTTATATTGTTTGTCCTTGTAGTTTATGGCGTTGTCTTTTATGTCAGAAAAGGATGCGTTTATCTGTTCAATAAGAGAGATGGTCTTATTGTTGATTTTATCAAGCAATTGAATAGCAGTATCAAATCAATCGAGGAAACGGGCAAGCGTACCAGTCAGGCTATTGAGCGCCAAGACAAGCACTTGGAAAAGATGTCCGAAAAGATGGGGGAATTTATCGATCTATCCTCTTCCAGTTTAAGCTTGAATGCTATGACTCCCCATCAGGGGAAGGGGGGTCAGAAGAGCCCGTTTTATTGCTGAGATCGTTTGTTGATTCCTCTACAGCTTCGATTGGGTTTTGAATTTTGCTTTCACCGTCGATCGATGCCTCAACTTTTTGCAGGCGTTCACCTATTGATTCGATTTCTTGTCTCCTTTCATGATTTTTTTTATAAAGAATTTCCATTAAATGGTTCTTGCTTTTCAATTCAATTTGAAGTTCTTGTAGACTTTGATTGAAATGAAATTTATCTGATTCCATCGTATTTTTTGCCATAAGGGCCGCAGCATATGCAATTTTAATGTCCTTTCTGTTTATCTCGATCAGCTTTTTAAGTTTTTTGAATTTTTTCGAATTGGACATAACTGATTATCTTATTTTCTTTTGTTTTTGTAGGGGAATGGCTCTGCCATGCTTAAACCAGCATATACAACAAAGCCCTTTGGGAACTTCGTCCCATATCTGATTACTTTTTATATCACCGCAAAACTGGCAGTTTCCGACAATGACAACAGGCTTGTCCGTTTCTTTTTCTAGCGGTGTATTTATGTCGAAAATTTCATTACACACATGTTTCTTTCGAGCAAAGAAATTGCCTTTTCCCAAGGTACATAAGCCTAGTCCCATTGATGGACTATGGGTGTTTTTAAGGAAATGGCAACAGTTGATACATTCAACCAAGTGTGTCTCGGGCCGGTTATTTTTTGATGGTTCATAAACTATCTGTTTTAATTCCTCTATCATTTCCGGCGTTGGCGAGAAATTTTTTTCATGGGGCTTGCTGATTTTTAATGGCACGGGTTGCGGCACGGGTTGCGGCACGGGTTGTGGCACGGGTTGTGGCACGGGTTCGTCTACGGGTGATTTTTCCGCAAGTTTCAGTCTGGTTTGCCAGTTTTTTATTTCTTTCAAGTTCATGCGGAAATATATTCCTATCCCTTAAGCCGTGCAATTTACTTTGCAATTTGCCGCGCTTTAATTCGCTATAGGGTTTTTGTAATGAAAGTTGTTGGCCTGGAATGCCTTTTCCTGTATAATCTTTAATTTGTTGGATTTTATAAAAGTTGCAAAAAAAACATTTAACGGCTTGAGTGATCCGGAAGCATTAACTATTGTAAATTTTAAGGCAAAACTTTTTGGCGAGAGTGGCCGTTGTGGATAGGCAGGCTGTCAAAAAAGGGGAATCAAGGCGAGTATATAAGAGTTTATTTAACTCTATAATCAGTTAATGAAAAAGGGTTTTAATTATGAATGAACTAACTAAGGCAGATTTATCAAAGTTCAAGGAATTCAGCGCCGCTTTAAAAGAAGGATTTAATGTTAAGGTCAGTATTATCGACTCAAATACAAAAGACATTTTCGAAATCTGTATTTTTTGTCCGTTCTACCGTCCCAAAGGCGTTCCTGACAGTGAGATATTCAGAAGTTATACGTGTGTACTGAACAATTCGGTTTTTTATTTGCAGCCGGGTATGAAGCCTGATCTGGATATCATGAGAAAAAAATTTGGCATGGATGAAACGGTTGGCGCAATAATAGCCAACCTGTTTTTTTTCACAATCTCCTTTGCGGCGGGCCATTTGAATGAAAATGAATATTGGGATTTACGGGAAAGGCGCTGGGGGAAATCTTGAATGTTCAGCTTTGGAATTTATATAACATTTTCACTAGTTCAATTCTATGTCAATCTATTGGCGGAGGAGTTATACCAGCATGGATGAAACTGAAAAGATAAATAATCGAGAAGGACTTATGACAGGTTATATAACTGTAGTTGCTATGAGTCTTTACAGGTACAATATAAGCTCCGATGTAATAGCTGAGGATATATTGAAAATAGCCCGTAAACCTGTCGAATTAACAAAGACGGAATTAATCGATAAACTGCGCGAATATCGCGGTTTTGAAATTACGGAATTATCTCCAAAATTGTCTCTGGCCTTCTATCATTGCGCCTTGTCGCGTTACTCAAAACAAGCTAGGGATATGGTTTTGGGCTATCTTGCAGAGTTTGTATAATTAAGAAAAAGCCGGAAGCTTGTTCCCCGCCTTTTCCGCTTCACATACCCCTATAGTATGCGTATAGGTTCCCCTATGTACGCATGGAATAAACTTCCATTAAGTATTTAGAAAATCAAAGCAATTTAGCTTTTTTTGCAAAAAAAGCTCGTTCCGGTAAATTAATCGGCTATGAAATGCTTCTTTAAAATAAAAAGCGCCCTCATTTCTGAGAGCGCCCCAACTAAAAAAAGGGATTTTGCATGCTTGCGATGGCGTCAAAATTCCCTAAGGATGGTATACTATGCAATCACTAAAACCGATTGTCAATAGCAAAAAAAGTAAAAAATGTGAGGGAATTTTTATTTTGAGAGACTTTCTCGCGCTGCCAATATTCACCTTGTCAACATACGACGCAAGACGCATAATTGTTGCACCCTTCAATGGTGGAGAGATTATGGTTGATGCTCATCCAGATTCGAGGTTACCGACTCAACATGACGCTGATGTTTTTATCTGGTTAATGAATTACGTTCTCAAGCGTCAGCGAGAGGGAAATTTTGAATATACCGTCAAAGTCAACCTTCATAGAATAATGACAGATATGGGCAGGGGCTATAATCAGAAGTCCTATACTATTTATCGTGATTCCATTATAAGACTGCTTTCTACTCGTATTACTTTCAGGAAAACGCGGGATTATAAAAAGAAAGGTTGGTCCGGCGGCAGTTTTCTTTCCGGTATCGTTTATGAAAATTTTGAGGAAATTGTTTTTCTCGATGTTGACGTTCCCCGTTGGCTTTTTAAGATTGTTCAGGATCCGAAAAGCAGACTCATGGTTAATCGAGATTATTATCGTATTGTTTCGAATTTCGAGAAACGTTTATATAACGTGATAAGAAAGCTGGCCGGAAAGGATATAACGCATCCCGGGATTTGTCTGCGCAAACTTTATGACGATTATTACGGGCATGGTTTGTACAGGGAATTTGTAGCTAATATCCGCAAGATCGTAAGGCGCCAATCTATTCCGGATTATTGGTTAAAACTTCAATATTCCCCGAAAAGGCAAGATCCTTACAGGCTGTTTTTCATGCATGAGATTCATCTCAAAGGCATGGGGGTCGATAAACACGAACTCAACGGATTGCCTTTGTCCATTTGCAATGGAATCGGGGCCTGACGGTATCTTCCCGACATTTTTTTACGCTGAAATATAGAAACAATTAGAGATCGGCATCGTCTGTGTTTCACATCTGCTTCCTGTCCGTTTCGCCATGAGACATTAATTTCTTAAGACAAAAAATTAATAACTTGTATTATTATTATAATACAAGTTATTAACAGGCCTGTTAATAACTCATTAGGATTCCTAAGTAGTTGAGCACAAAATCGGTCTCATGCGACATTTTTGTCTTCGGCACAAACCCGTAAGGTTAGGATTCCTAACTATCGTGCACGATTGAGCACGAAGCGACAATTTTGCCGATTCGGCACAAACCCGTAGCAGTTTTCCGAGATACGTGTTTGAACACGCAAAATGTAAGTGATAGTGCTAATCCCTCGATTTATGACCCAAGGCTCGCGCGCGCATCATGACGCGTGCTTTAAATTAGAAGATTTAAATAATATCTTTAAAAGCGTTTTTCGCGTTTTCGCTCAAACCGCCGGGCGCTGCCCCAAAAAAACCCTACGGGCAATGCGCGCTCCGAAGGTTAGGGGGATATCTTCGGTTATATAAAAGGCAGTCGGGGAATTCGGGGTAAATGTTTTTTTCCTGATAGGGGGTTGGCTTACTTTGGTTCTGCAATCGATAGCCGGTCCCGCCCGTTGATGGTTATCCGGTTGTAACCCTATGACGGTTCCTGAGTCCGCAAGCGGATTGAAACTTGAATGTTCTGTAATCAGAGATAACAGTAAAAGCCGTTAATGATATTTGGATTCATAGTTTTACGATTAAAAAAAATATTACTAGGTCGAGGATAAAATGTCTGACAAAAAATTGGATCGCTGGAAAAGGCGTTGCGAGAATCGTTATAACCGTTTGGATTCTATGACGAACAAGTTGCTGAATAGTCTTAAGCAAATTAAAAGAGAGGTCGAAAGGCTTGACGAATTGTTCATGGGAGAATTTTCCGCAAAATTCAGTGAGGTCAGGTCAGAGGTTGACGAAATCAATTACATGCTGGCTGATGGTTTCCAAATGAACGATGAGGAATTTCTCGAAAACCTGAAAGGCAATTTCGAGGATGATGAATTCGAGGAAGATCCTGAACTGGACGAAAAGTATTTCGCTTCTTTACCGGATCTTGATTGGCAATATTTTGAAAATCAGGAGAAGTTTCAATGGAATTAGACGAACAAAAAGACGGGAAAATCGTTAATCTTTTCGATGCGCTGACAAAAATGATAGAATATTCGCTTGCAAAGGAAGGCAATGAAGAAAACAGAGAAAAATTGTTGTTTGTCTTAGAGAAAATCAGGGAATCAGAGTATCTGGATAATCCTCAATCTGAAAGATCGGGTCCCCCTTCCTACCCTATGACCGAAGAATAATTAACGGCTCACTTGTAATGCCGTTATTGCGGGGAATATTGTTTCAAGGCGGCGTTTTATTGTCTTGTACCGTAGTTGATCGACGGGGCGTTTGTTGAACGCCTCTTTTTGTTCACCTTAAAAAAAAGAAAATTGAATGGACAAATATTCATTTGATAATTTTTTTGACTGGTATGTATCCACGACGGCCAGAAATACCTCGTTCAGAGACCTGAAATATCAAAAGTCATGTTATTTTGATTTCGTCAATTACTGCTCTCGGTATTTTCCTAAGCTGCAAGGCGTTCTTGATGTCAAAAAGGAACATGCCTTGAAATATTGTGAATATCTCAAGAAAAAAGGTCGTTTTACCAGAATTAAGGTTGTTGAAAAGACTGGAAAGCGGTCATTGAATCATGTCGTCCAGCTGTCACATACGACAATAAAATCTTATAGATCAAAACTGTTGAAGATATTCAAATCTATTGATCCGGAGAAAAAGCCGCTCAATCCCTTTTCTTTTCCATTCATGTCGAATAACAGTCCACAAATGTCATCTATGGCATTTTCGAGAGAGATGGTTGATAGAATGTCTGATAACTGTATGGATCATGAACTTTCAGAAGTAATGTTTTTTATCGTACATACGGGGTTGACGGTTAAAGACATGATGTCCATCCAGATTAAACATTTATTTCTTGATGACGGTTATTTTCTTTTGTATAGGCCTAAAATTTCAATTCCTTTGGGAATTCGTATTTCTGGCCCACTTTTAAGAAAATTTAAAAATTTGGCTAAAATAAGCCAGGATAATCATGATGCATTTTTGTATCAAGATGTTATAAAAAGGTGGTTGAAAAATCAGGCCTCAATAGGTCTGGCCTTCCGGAAGTTGATGAAAGACGTTGGTATTGTCTCGTCTGGGAGGGTGCATGGCAGGGATAGAAAAATCAATCTTTACAACCTTGACTCTCTTCGTTATTCTTACGCTAAGTCCATCGATGAGAAATGGGAATGGTAAGCGTTAAAGTTATGACGTGCGAAAATCTGCGCATTTTCGATCTTCCTTCCCTTGATATTGGACAAGTAGGATCTGGCATGGATTTAGGTATCGATGGATATTTAGTCTTTGGTTGCCTTGGCGTAGATCGAGGATTCGCATTCAAGGCGAACAAGGAGAATGCACGCTTTTTGTAGCGGTTTATGATCCTAAAGAATTTTTCTATGAATTAGAGGAGTTCTAGCGACTTATCACTGTTTCCGGACGGGTCGGACGGGTATTTTTTACCCTCGCGTATGTAGGAAGAAAAATTATTGTTTATCATAGGACTTTTAAAATTATTTTTTTCCTCACATGTAAAGATGTTTTTTAACCCGTCCGGCCCGTCCGGCCTTTGAGTATTGTTAGTAGAGTTGTATATTCTTCTACTCCTTATGCCCTCGTATCCCTTACGGGATCGGGGGTGTTCTTTTTTTTCTCAATTAGGATTATGGGATCATCCCCATTAGAAAGGCGTTCCAATACCTCTTGAACATCAGCGATTTTATATAACCGGCCAGATTGGCGTTGATTGCCCAATTTTAAAGATCGAACGTATCCCTTAATCACCCAGGACATCAAAATTTTTTCATTGACTCCGTAGTGAATTTTTACCTTCCTAGACGATACGTAGGCAGGTAGATGTTCTTTTTTCATTTCCATTATTTTATTTCTCCTTTTTTTGAGGGTCGAAATCAGAATAATAGAAACTTAGCAATATTAATACCATATAAAATATATGATTGAAATATCTAAAGATTTAGGATATTTCAATTTTGCTTATTGCTAATATATACAGTGATCTATGATTATTTTTAATATTTTTTATATTGATTAAATTATAAAATTAAATAATTTTATTTTAACCTTAATTATATGATCACATAATTATCTAAGGAAAAATTTATGATTAACGCTGAAAAGGTCGATAAATGAAGACTTTAGATAATACTTGCTCAACAAGCACTATAAAGAATGTTCCTGATGTTCGTTTTTATGGAAATCCTGATCTGTGGGTCTTGATTACGAAGGCCTGGTCCCCAAAAGAAAATTGGATGAAATCTACAAAAGCCATTCAAACGTCGAATGGGGTTATTGTTCAGGTGACAACTCAACAAGGCGACAATATAGCGGAATCTATAACCTTTTGTCCCGGTGTTGCAATCGTTGATAAAGACGATGGTGAAAAAGGATTATGGTAGTATTAATCCCTTTTCGCTTTTAGTTTCTCTTTCAGGGTATAATATTTATCCTCGCTTGTTTTCAATTCTTTTTCAAGCTGGCCTATTTTGCCTTGATTCAGAGAGTTCATAAACTTAAAATGGATTAGTTCTCTTTTAGCGCACTCCGCTTTAATCGATACGCCTATTAATACTCCGGCAAAAAATGCGAATACTGAAATAAAAATAAATTCAATACTCATTTCATGTAGCTTGTGAGAAAGTTTTCATCTCCGGTTTCCGCTTTTTTTAGAATCGCTTTATTTCGTCTCTCTTCCATTTTTTTTTCCGTTTGCTTCATTTTTGTTTCTATTTCTCTCAACTTCGCTCGTCCCTGTCGCGTTATTTTTCCTCCAGAATCAAGGAATTCCCGTATTGTCATGGTTTTATCGTCTCTCTCCGTGGCTGACTTTGTCAGGTTGGTCAATAAATATAGCCTTTAGGATTATTGTTTAGCGAAACTTCCGCGGGGGAATAATTAGGCCAGTGTTGCGAGACAATGCAAGCTTGCATGATGCTGATTGCTCTTTGCATTTTTTTCACGGCGGTTTTATGAAATTCGCTATCTCTGTCGTAAGAATATAGAATTATTCCATGTGGAAAAGATCTTTCTATTACAATCCAGTAATATTTAGGGATTATGCCTTGTATTAATTTCGCCATTGAGAGATGTAAGGCGGATTGGATGTCATATCCGAATTTAAGGGGATTGAATCTCTTCGCGTCGTCGACGAATTTCAGGTCCGCGATGTAGTTGTTTTCAGGGTGAACAAGGTCCGGTCTCGTTTTGAGGCTTGATTTATATTCATTTCCTTTTTGATCTTTGAATTTTGCCGTCATGAATGCCGTGAGTTCTTTTTCGGCTTCTTTTATAATTTTTTCGGCATCTCGATTTTGACTGATGGATAATTGAATTCCCTCTATTTGAAGTCGCTTGGCCTCATCGATGATATTTACGCCGGGGCGGAAAAAATTGAGCCAAGTCGTCGCCGATTTCTGAACGATATCGTTTGGGAGTTCTGTTAAAAGGTTATTGGCATAGCATTCATTTAGGAAAGTTTCCCATTCCTCTGATGGGTGATTCATTTTTCCTTTTTTTACTGTTGGCGGCGTCACAGCTTTCAGGGGGAGCAGTTCGGGTTCGAGTACTGCTGTATGAAAAAGCTGTCCTTCCAGCATTGCAGGCGTAAGCTTGATTTCCTTGGACATAGCGTGAAGCGGGCTTTTATTGACAATATCAGCAAGAAGCCCGCTTCTTATTCCATCCTTTTCCAGATATTCCTCTATTGTTATCTTTTCCCATATCATTGCAGCACCAGACCTGGAAAATTTGGATTGTCGCCGCCAAAATCACCCTCGAAAAGATCGTCGGAAAGATACGCGGGGCCATCTTCCGTCTTTTCTTCGACTGTTTTCTTTTCCCGCTTTTCGGGTTCCGGCCGTTTTTCCGGTATTTCTTTTGCGGCTGCGTTTGTTTTGCCGCCGGGTTCCTTCGATATGGAACCGCCCATGCTTTCAGCCGTTTTTTTCTGTTTTTCTCTTTCTTTTTCCGGCGGTCCGCTTTCCGTTTTTTTCCGGTTAAGGTCTTCGAGATTGTTTATATTAGCCGGGTTGTCTATATAGCAATCATCCCCGTCGCTTTGGTCTTTGATCAATGCGGTCTGCATATCTATCGATAGAATCCCGTAGCGTGAAATCAGTTTTTTCAATACGGTCTTAATGGCCATTGCGTCAAAGTGTTGTGTCCATGGACCATCCTGATTGAGGTAGGATTGTGAATATTTTGCGGCATGTTGTCTAATCTCGTCAATGGTCATCACTAAAGGCTTTTCAAATCCATTGTTGAGTTTGATATAGGCATAATAGCCCATAACTTTTTTCGTTTTGGGTGGGCCTTTGATAAATTTTATCTCGTCTTTAAATCTGTCCCATGAAATGATATCCTTTTCATATACCGGGGTTGCGACTATTTTTTTATATTGTGCGCTTCTGTGCGCAAGCTGGATTAGACCTTTGTATCCTAATTGGAACGTGCATATATTTTTATAGGGTACGAGATAGGCATATCCTAGAGACGGGTTTATTGCCAGTTTCAAGGTAGCGGCTATCATTGCGCTTTGAAGTATTGATGAGGGTTTTACTCTTTCAAGGCCTTTTGATTTTGATATTGATATCAGGGAACTGATAAAGATTTCTTTGTTTTGTCCTAAGACTTCATTAAAACGTTTTTGAATATCAGGCGTCTGGATAATCGCCGGTAGGTCTTGGCTCATTTTTTTACCTTATATGTCTAGTTGTTCGGCTGTCCGTTTAAGTTTATTGCAGATTTTTTTAAGCGTCTTGCGTCGAGGTTTATGCTTCCTGTCAACTAAGTTATGAATAGTTTGCGGCGTGATATAAATGTCGCGCCCGAAACGGCTTAAGTTTTTATATCCCAGCTCCCGGATTCTTTTGAGCAGGGTTGTGTTTTGTCTGGTTTTAATTTTTTACTACTAATGCCTTATGTAAAAATCTGTTTCCTTATATGAAACTTCAATTATTTTCAGTTTGCATAATTGGCGCAAAGTTTTATATTTTATTCTTTGTTGCTTATTAATTTCTCCCTACGACTTGAGGCATCTTTGTTTGCGCGAAGGTGCCTTAATTTGATTTTTTCCCTTCTGTCTATAGGGAAATAAAGCAAGGCTAATGTGAGAAATGTTATCACTGAGATTCCTTTGTTAAGGAAGCTTATTCCTTCCATTTGAATTATAGCCGCAGTGATTACCCATGATGTGAATATTATTGTTTTTCCTGTCATGCGTACATATCTCCCAGATAATAACGGCACTTTGGACATTTTTTATTATCGGGCAGTATTCCCATATAGGGGCAGCGGGGGCAATCTGCCTCGATTGTCTGCGGTTCTATGATTTTAGTTTCAGTTAGCGGTGTTTGTGGTATGGGTTGGCTGAAATCGTAATCCTTGATTGATTCATCCACCATTATCTTACCGTTTGTTGTTTCGGATTTGATATAACCTAGTTTTGTAAGTTTTCTTATTGTGCTATAACTGGTTTTAAGGCCGAAAATTTTTATCGCTTGTGTTATTGAGTAAACCATGTCGCCTCCTTTCTTTTAAAAAAATGCCTTTCGTAAAATCAAAATCAATCTTGTTTTTTTAAAAAAGCAAAAGGCGCATCGATAAAGAATGCGCCTGTTGAGTGATTTGAGCTTGAGCCGTTGAATTAGTATCTATTCAATCGTTGAATCTCATTGCGGATTTGTAAAAAAACGGGGAGATAGTGGGATTGTACTATTTTTTAACAGTTAGGCTCGCGGGTTCAATTTTTCGTCTTGGTCCTTTTTTCTTACCTCTGTTGCCTCTGCCTCCTAATGCTGCAAAGTGTCTGGCTATAATTTTATCTTCTATTTGATGATTGCATTTAGGGCATTTCATAATTCAATCCAATGTAGTTTTTCAGTCTTGTTCTCATTGTTTTTATCACTGGGTTATCAGGGTATCTTTTTTCCAGTTCGAGAAATGCATTGTAGCTGGATTCCTGACATACAGCAATGGGTGTGGATTTATTTCTTTTTTCATCATTCATAAAGCATAAACCGCCAGTTTCTATCAATCTTAACAGGTAAAAACCTCCATTAGTCAATTTTTTAACTTCGGGCTTTGTTCCGTTGGACCATAGGTCTATGCTTTGTTTTTTTACTTCTTTGTCAAACAAACGCAAGAAATCATTGGAGTATATCCCCAGTTTTTTACAGATAAATTTTTCTGTATCAACGATTTCTTTCATGGTCATTATTTTTTTCATATTCGGCTGCTTTAATTATCTCATGTGGTAAATGGTTGTTTATTTGATTGCGTTTTATTGCCTGAGATAATTATTATAGTCCAATAACCAGTTAAAATAAACGGCTTATAAGTATGTTTGAATACTTGCATAAATAACATCACGGGTTAATACTTTTATACTATGCCTGTAGAAATTATGGTTCCTGTTAAGTTGAATAAGCGTAGCCCTAATCTTGTAATAGATGAAAAGCTATGCAAAAAGGTATATTCACTTGCAAAAAAGCATGCGACAAAAAAACACATTGCGGCCTCCATCGGTATTAGCGCTAATTATTGGTATGAACTGGAGAAAAAGTATCCTGAACTTCTTGAATCTTTCACCTCTGGGCGTGAAGCAGGAGTTGCTAAAGCCAGTACGATTTTGGATAATTTATTATCTGGAAAGGCTGTTGAAGACAGGGTGCGGCTGGACGCCGCAAAGTTTGTTCTTGAACGTCAGGGTAATTGGGTCAAGCCTCCTGATTTTGCTTATCAAGTTGACAATAGCAAGACTATTGATGTTAAAATCAGTTTGGTCGGTGTCAGACCGGAGGTTTTAGAAGCTATTGGCGGAGATAAAGGCATCAACAAACTTTCTTCTTTTATTGGAGAACAGACGCGGACTAAAGAAAAAGACTGAGTTTCTTGAAGGCGGGATGCGCAGCGGTAAAACTTTCAGCTATCTTCAAGTGTGTTGTCTTGAAGCCGCTACAATAACGGGATATACGGCAAGATTATACCGTAGAGATGCTACTGTTGCCAAAAAATCTTTAAAGCCTGATTTGTTTGAAATCCTGCAAACTCAATTGCCTGAGTTGTGGAGTTCCAAGTGCTGGAATGATCGCGAGGCTTGTTATACAATGCCCGTGAATGGCATTAATGGCGGCAAGATATATCTTGCGGGTACGAATGATCCTGAAATGTTAAAAGGTCAACGGCAGGTTGATTCTTTTATGAATGAATGCACGGAACAAAGCCGCGAAGCTAACCGGCAGATTGTTGGCAGGACTGAACGTTATAAAACCTACGATTGGAATCCTTCTTTGACGGATCATTGGGTTTTTGAGGAAAAGCTGCAAGATTCAAAGGAATATTTTTACTGTCATAGTACTTTTAGGGACAATCCTTTTCTTTCTTCTGAAATCGTCAGGTCTATCGAGAAATGGGAACCTACTGAATATAACATTGAGAAAGGGACCGCTAGCTGGTGGCATTGGCAGGTTTACGGGAAGGGGATTGCGGCGCAAAGGCCTGGGGCTGTTTTTGATAATTGGACGATTACGGGAGAATGGCCGGACAAAATGGCGTGTACTTATCACGGGTACGGTCTTGATTTTGGATTTTCGATTGCGCCAACGGCCTTGGTTGAATGTTGTTTTTTTCAGGGGCGGTTGTATGTCAGAGAATTAATTTATGAGACGGGATTGATCAACTTAAAACGCCATAATGAACCCCGGATCCCGAGTCTTGAACAGAGATTGATCGATCTTGGGATTGAGCCTCACGAGGTTATTAGGGCGGATAGCGCTCATGCTGATTTGATCGCTGAATTAGTGATTGCGGGGTTTAATGTAATTCCGTTCGAAAAATCTCCTGATGGCAACGCTCGTGGATATGTTCTCGATAGTATAAACAGAATGCAGCAGCAACGGATAATGGTTCATAGCTCAAGTCAGAATATTATCCGCGAGTTAAAAAATTATATATGGGCAAGAGATAGAAACGATGTTCAGTTAGAAAAGCCTGTAAAGGAATTTGATCATACATTGGACGCAATAAGGGGCTGGGTTTTCGATGAGTTGCGACCTAAACGCCTTGACAAAAAAAGGTCACGAAATAATGTAAGACCGGATACTGATCCTTTTTATGGAATACGTGGAAAGAAAAACCCCCGGCATGATAGATTCAATCAAAAAATTTTTGGAATAAATGTATGAAATATGTGGGGAAAGCTGTTGGTGTCAAAGACCGAGGGGTGACGGGGGTTGATATGATTATACGTCGAAATATAAGGAGAATCGGCAGTTCTCTTGAGGTTAATAGGGGATTGCAAGCTCCTGAACCTGTTTTAACGTCTCCGGCTCCTGATGAAATTCCCGGAGATGTAACCGGGGGAAAAAAAACGCTAAGGAAACGGAAAAAGAATCAAGTTGATCGTCCATCGACTATTTTTGCAGGTGATCAAGATTTAATTGGCGTTACGGGTCAAAAAGAATTGCTTGGTCTGTAATGAGAACGCCCCCAATAGTCCGTGATCTTGAAAGGCGTCTCAATCAAATGGACGGGGCGCAAAGGGCTTTAATGAATTCCCTTGTTCAGGAATGCTATGAGTTTGTCGATCCCATGAATGCTCAAATTATCGGCAGATCACCGCAGGGGACGACATTCGGTGAAAATTTGTATGATCCTACGGCGC